GGCATTGTAACGAGCGGTGTAGGCCAGACAGGCGAATTTATAGGTCGGTCTTTTAAAGAAACATACGAAGGGCAACAGAAAAGAGTTAAAGAAAAGATTCCTAATTATGATAACCTTTCTGAAAAGAAACAAAAAGCTTTAATGTCTTTAGGATATAGAGGCGATATGAAAAAAGATTATAACTGGGTTAAACTTTTTAATAGCGGAGAGTATGACAAAGCCGCTATAGAATTATTAAATCATAAAGAGTATCTCAAGTATAAAAAAATTGCTAGAGAGGGCGGGGATGTCAGCGGCATTATAGGTCGATTAGAAGAAGCTTCAGAGTTTATTAAAGATTAATATGGGTTTTCCCTTTGAAATAATTACAATGCTTGGCTCTACTGTTCTTAGTGGAGTCATGAGTGTGTGGGCAGAAAGCCGCGCGGCCAAAGCAGATCAACAGAAGCTTCTTATAACTCGCGGTGAGTTTGAAATGAAGGCTGTCAAGGCCGCAAGGAACGTAAAGGATAAAGGCTTTCAGTGGACACGCAGAATTATTGCGTTGTCTTCAGTGTTCGCTATTGTAATTTTACCTAAGTTAGTAGCTGTATATTATCCTACAGTAGATGTTACTGTGGGCTACACAAACTTTCATCCGGGATTTTTATTTCTTACTGAAGGAAAAGATGTGTTTGAATGGATAACTTTCCAAGGCTTAGTAATAACACAGCTAGACACTAACCTAGTATCAGCTATTATAGGCATGTATTTTGGTGGTAGCTTAGTGAGTAAAAAATAATGAATCCAAAAACTGGAATGGAGATACTTGAAACTGTTGGAATTCCTGCGGCGTTTGCTATTGGATTAGGTTATCTTGTATGGACATTATTTAAACATTTGATTGCAGACGTACATAAAAAGCTAGATGCTCAACACGGGATGATAGTTGCGCTTATAGACAGAGTAAGACAGATGGACAATGACATGATAAGAATAGACTCTATGGTAAGAACTGCTATGGGGATTCAAGTGGACGTAGATAGGATAGCAAGAGCAGATGGAAAGAAAGATCAGAGGAAAGATTAAATTGAAACCTACATTTAGAAGTTATAAGACTATACGAAACTGTTGGCTTTGTTTAGTCTTCTGGTCTTTTTTTGTAGTTATGTGGTCGGGCTATACTTTAGCAGACCAGATGACGCACAAGTTTAAAAGCCCTAGCTTTAACGGCATTAACACATCCAGTCACTATTTAACTATTGAGAACCAAGAGTTTAATCGGAAGGCTGATATAGCCGCAGAAATAAAAGCGTATCAAGAAGAGCTTGAGCGGGACGCAGAGAACACTACGCTTGCAAGGTTTATACGCAACTTAGAATCACGCATCTACGCAGAGCTTAGCCGCCAACTAGTTAATAACCTGTTCGGCGAGACAATGAGCGAGTCAGGAATACTAGAGCTAGAAGGAAATATTATAGAATATTTTACTGATGGCGATTTCATAACCCTAATTATAACGGATGCTGATGGAAATTCGACAACTATTACTTTGCCTATCGGTTCTTTTACTTTCTAGTTGTTCGGTATTTGACCAGTTTGAAGATACTCTTAGTCAAAGATTTGAAGCTAATGATGTAGTAAAGATAGAACAACTACAATCACAGAGCCTTATGAATGCATTACCTCCCAAGGTAAAGCCTATTGTTGCTGTGTACCCTACATCATTTACAGACCAGACAGGCCAAAGAAAAAGCAATAGCTCCTTTGCGCTGTTCTCTACGGCGGTCACACAACAACCAAGCGCCCTGTTAATACGGGCCTTGAAACACGCAAGTAATGGAAAGTTCTTTAGAGTTGTTGAGCGCGTAGGCTTAGATAACTTAACAAAAGAAAGGCAGTTAATCAGGTCTGCGCGAGAACAAATGCCTGACGGAACTGTAACTAAAGCAGTACCACCCCTGTTATTTGCAGGTGTGTTGCTAGAAGGTGCAGTAATAGCGTATGACACAAACTTAACTACGGGTGGCATAGGCGCTAGGTACTTAGGCATAGGGAAAAGCGTACAGTACAGAGAAGATAATATCACCGTATCGTTGCGTATGGTGTCAGTAGCTACAGGTGAAATACTTGTAGAAGTTATGAGTCAAAAAACAGTGTTTAGTTATGGACAATCAGATGATGTTTTTAAATTTATAGAAATGGGTACGGAGCTTATTGAAATAGAAGCAGGTAACTCGCGCAATGAATCAACAACAATAGCGTTGATGAAGGCAGTAGAGGGAGCCGTACTAGAGTTGATAAACATTGGATACAACAGAGGGTTTTGGACTTATGAAACAGATAAATAAAATGGTAGTAATTTTAAGCTGTGCCTTGAGTGGTGTTGCTTACGGTGCTGACAACGAAATATACATTACGCAAGCAGGTGCTACGGCGAACATAGATATAGAGCAACTAGGTATATCTAACCTTATTGGTGGTCTTGGTTCAACAGCAGGAAGCTTAACAGCCCTTGATCTAGACGGCACTAGCATGACCCTCGACATCAACATGATTGGAGCTACGAATAAATTCTTTGGTGACATATGGGCAGATAGCTTTACGGGTAACTACAACTTTACGGGTTCAACCAATCTGTTTACTATTCAAGTAGATCCCTCAAACACTTACGGAGCCGACAGTTCAAATCACTTAGTAAACGTAACGGGAGCCAGTAACACCTTTACGTTAAACCAGGGTACCTCCGCTTTAGCAGCAACACTAGACTTAGATTGGATTATACAGGGTTCAAACAACACAATAACGTCTAACATTAACATTGATGGTGCTACTAACTATGTTGATATTGATGGTAGTGATAATACTCTTACCTATACGGGGAGCGGTGTGACAGCTTCAGCAGGAGGTTACTTCTATCTTGATCAAACAGGCGGTAGCCGGACTTTTAACATACAGCAACTGAGTACACAAGATAATGACTGGCTTAAAATTACTTCGATTGGCAGTTCTGGTACTGTGTGTGTTATTCAAAATGACCAAGGTACAGGCATCGGTTGCTGATATAGGTGGAGTCTCTGAAGTCTTTGGAACTGCACAGATTAAAAGAGGCTCAGAAAAGAAAGATGCAGATTTAGATTTCTCTATACAATCTAATGACGAAGCCTTTACTACCAACGGAAGAATGGCACTTACTTTCCTTGATGATTCTACAGTAAGGTTGACCGAACACTCGCAGTTAACCATAGATGAATATGTCTATGACCCTGATCCAAGCAAAGCAAAAATGGCGCTTACTTTTGGGCTAGGCACAGCAAGGTTTATTAGCGGCAAGCTAGGAAAGATTGACAAGCGCCGCATTAAGCTCCGCACCCCCGTGGCCGATATCGCAATTCGCGGGACAGACTTTACTGCGACAGTAGACGAGCTAGGACGTAGCCTTATTATCCTGTTGCCCGATCAGTATGGAGTCTCTAGCGGAGAAATAGAAGTTGTAACTGCGATGGGTAGTGTGTTGCTAAACAAGCCTTACGAAGCTACAACGGTGTCTGTGTTTGAGTCAGCCCCATCTAAGCCTGTAATACTGGACTTAACATTAGACTTTATTGACAACATGTTAATCGTTACACCGCCCAAGAAAGAAGTAGTAATTGCAGAAGAACAAACAGCCAAGACTGCAAACATATTAGACTTCAATGATCTAGACATAGACTATCTTGCAGAGGACTTCCTAGCTGCTGACAACTTAGAGTTTACAGAACTAGATATAAATTTCTTAGATGTTAATTACCTAGAAGACATGTTAAATATTTTAGATGCGCTAGGCATAGCAGAAGAAGAAGATAGACTAGCTCAAGTATCAGGCGTAACAGTTACAGGCACAGCACTAGGATCAGATCCGTCAACACAGATAACAACACTTATTTCAGGGCCAACCATAAGCCTAATAAGGGGAGTAAGTGAGTTTACGCGCTTAGATTTAAACACTGTAGGTGGTTACACGGTTATATTAATACAAGATGGAGTCTCTAATACTATAAAGATTAACGGCGGTGACTCAACAATAAGAATAGTACAGGGCGGGTAATGAAGAAACTAATTATAGGTCTTGTTGTTGCACTGTTATTCTCAGTTTTAATATACCAGCCCACAGCGGTTGAGATTTTAAAGCTTAGAACCTTTGATGCCCTTGTACAAACAGAGGAACCAACAGGCAACATAATTCTGTTACACCTCACTGAGTCTGACATACACAAAGGTGGTGGTTGGCCGTTTCCTAGAGAGCGTCTAGCTGATATACACATAGACCTATTGAATGCCGGAGCCGCTTCAGTATCGTGGGTTGTTGTGTTTAGCGAGCCTGACAGGTTCGGAGGTGACGAAGTATTTGCAGAAGCGTTGTCCTATTACCCTAGTGTCATTGCTATGTTTGAGACTGACGGCTACAAAGAGATTCCTAAGACTGAAGGCACAGTAATACTAGGCAAAGATACGGGCGGTATAAAAGCTCAAGGGGTTACGCAGAACATCCAAGCCCTTAGAGATGTGTCGCTTCAAGGAATTGTGTCAGCCCCTGTAGATGTTGATAGCTTAGTGCGGCGTATGCCACTACTGATGCGAAGTCCTAATGGTTGGATAGCAAGCTTCGGCACACAGCTACTTAAAGCTGTTACAGAAACAAGCACATATGTTATCAAGACAAATAATGATGGCATACAGGAGATAAGAGTCAAACAACTAAACCCTATCCCAACTGATAGTGGTGGTAGAGTGTGGGTAAACTGGGTTAAAACAGACAGCACTTCTTTACAGGCTATGGATGTAGAAGGCAAGATGGTAATCATAGGGACTACCGCTAAAGGAATATTGCCGCAGGTAGCTACACCGTCAGGGTTGCTGTACCCGCATGAGATACAAGCGGCACTAGTTGAAACAATTCTACACGCCTCTAGTAAGCCGATGCCAATGATACCACCTACAGCGGTGTTATATGAGGCAGTGGTATTACTGCTTGGTGTTTTACTAGTGTTCGTAGGTCTTAATTACTTCGGAGTCTACATAGGTTTAGGATTATCGCTAGGTGTTATGTCCGGCACTGCACTGCTAGGGGTTTATCTTATACGGCAGGGAGTTTTGATTGATGTCACGTGGTCGCTGATCTCTGAGTTTGTAGTTGCTAGTGTTACATTTTATCTAAATTATAAAGAACAATACAAGCTAAGACAACAGATTAAGAAGCAGTTTGAACACTACTTAGATCCACGGCAGGTTAAAAGACTGCAAGATAACCCCGAATTACTACGTTTAGGGGGTGAAAAACGGTACTGTACGTTCCTGTTCACTGATGTTCGTGGGTTCACGGCCCTGTCAGAGAGTGTAACGCCCGAAGAAGTAACGTATATAATGAATAAAGCCCTTACTGCACAGCAATCAGCAGTTTCAAAATTTTCAGGTTGCGTAGATAAATACATCGGAGACGCAATGATGGCAATATTCGGTGCGCCCCTAGACTTAGAAGGCCACGAAGACAAAGCCATAGAGTGTGCTAAACAGATAGCAATAAACATGGAAGAGTTGAACGTAGAGTTTGCGGCTAAAGGATTACCGCCTATCAAGATTGGCATAGGTATTAACAGCGGCGAGGCAATCATAGGTAACATGGGATCAGAGCAACGCTTTGACTATACAGCCATAGGGGACGCAGTAAACATTGCGGCTAGGCTTGAGTCAGGTACTAAGGCGGCGGGTGTAGATGTGTTGATAGGATCTAATACTCAAAAGGGTTTTAAAGGCACACTACGCCCGCTGCCACCAATTGAAGCTAAAGGAAAAGCAGAAAAGCTAAAAGTATACACTATATAAAATGAGGTAATACTAATGTTAGATAAATTGATAGGCCCAGTAGCAGGGTTATTGGACAAATTTATTGTTGATAAAGATCAAGCCAATGCCCTAGCTCACGAGATAAGCACAATGGCAGAACGCCACGCTCAAGAGTTAGCCAAAGGACAACTGGCTGTTAACGCAGTTGAGGCCGCGCACAAAAGCTTGTTCGTTTCTGGATGGCGACCTGCTATTGGATGGATCTGCGGATTCGCTTTAATGTATTCTACAATCTTAGCACCCATCTTAGGTATTTGGTTTACTGTCCCGCCTGTAGATAGCTCATTGCTTACAAGTGTACTCATGGGCATGTTAGGTCTTGGAGCCATGCGTACAGTAGAGAAAACAAAAGCAGTAGCAAGGAGCAAGTAATGGCGGCTAAGAAAAAATCAAAAGTCAACGAGGCAGGTAACTACACCAAGCCTACAATGCGTAAAAGATTGTTTAACAAAATAAAAGCAGGAACTAAGGGCGGCAAAGCAGGACAGTGGAGCGCACGAAAAGCTCAGATGCTTGCCAAGCAATACAAAGAAGCAGGAGGAGGTTACAAATGAAAGGTGTTAAACATTATAAGAAAGATGGCACAGAGCATAAAGGTTCTAGTCACAAGATGGCTGACGGAACTTTACACACTAACAAGTCTCACACTAAGACAAGTGTAAAGTTATTTCATTTGAAGGACTTGTCTAAAAAATCTAAGATGAAAGCAAAAGGTACGCACAAGTGTCGCTAAAGAAACCTCAGAAGTCTTTGAAGGCTTGGACAAAACAAGAGTGGACTACAAAGTCTGGCAAGCCTAGTGCTAAAACAGGTGAGAGATACTTACCTAAGAAAGCTATAAAGGCTTTGACACCTGCACAGTATGCGGCAACAACCAAAAAGAAAAAGAAAGATACTGCTCAAGGTAAACAACACAGTAAACAGCCCAAGAAAATTGCGGCCAAAACTAAAAAATATAGGGTCTAGATATGGCAACTCCCAGAAAAGGTAAAGCTAAAGTAAAGATAACGTCTAGTGGCAAGAAGGTCAGCTATGGTCAAGCAGGAAAGGCGAAGGGCGGTGGGCCTAGAGTTAAGCCTGGAACTTCAAAGGGAGACAGCTACTGCGCTAGAAGCTTGGGCATAAAGAAAAGATTATCTAAAAAGAAACAAAACGATCCGAACACCCCCAACAACTTGTCACGCAAGCGTTGGAAATGTTCGGGTGCTAAGTCAAAGAAATAACTTAAAGTGA